ATGGCCCCCTCCATCGACCAGGCGTTCATCAAGCAGTTCGAACGCGAGGTCCACGAGTCCTACCAGCGCATGGGCTCGAAGCTGCGCGTCACCGTGCGCACCAAGGGCAACGTCAAGGGCTCGTCCACCACTTTCCAGAAGGTCGGCAAGGGTGTCGCGACCACCAAGGCGCGGCACGGCATGGTGCCGGTCATGAGCATCAGTCACGAGTCGATCGAATGCACCCTGGCCGACTACTACGCCGGCGACTGGGTCGACAAGCTGGACGAGCTCAAGGTCAACATCGACGAGCGCCAGATCACCGCCAACGCCGGCGCCTACGCGCTGGGGCGCAAGACCGACGAGCTGATCATCGAAGCCCTGTCCGCCGCCGACACCGCCGCGCTGGACGGCACCACCGGCCTGACCAGCACCAAGGTGCTCACCGCGCTCGAGCTGCTCGGCGCGAACGACGTGCCCGACGACGGCCAGCGCTACGCCATCGTCGGCTGGAAGCAGTGGACCGAGCTGCTCGGGCTCAAGGAGTTCGCCAGCGCCGACTATGTCGGACCGGAGGAGCTGCCGTGGCGCGGCACCCAGGCCAAGCGCTGGCTGGGCACCCTGTGGATGCCGCACTCCGGGCTGCCGCTGTCGGGCACCGTGCGCACCGGCTTCTGGTACCACAAGACCGCCGTCGGCCACGCCTCGGGCGCCGACGTGCAGAGCGACGTGACGTGGCACGGCGACCGCGCCGCGCACTTCGTCAACAACATGATGAGCCAGGGCGCCTGCCTGATCGAGAAGGCCGGCGTGGTCACCCTGCCCTGCCTGGAGACCTGATCGGTCAAGCCGTGCCGCGCCGGCACCGCCGGCACGGCATCGGGCTCCCTGGGCCGCCCGGCCGACAATCCGGACACCGCAACGACGGAGAAGATTCCGATGGCCTTCACCCTGAAGGACCTGAGCGTGCTGGCGTACGCCAACGGCTTCACGCTCTGGCACTACAAGACGACCGACCCGGACACCGACGTGGACGACGCCGACTACTTCCTGGACGCGATCGACATGCTGCGGCCCGGCGACATGATCCTGGCCAACACCGGCGAGGGCGGCACCGCCTCCGGCGGCATCTTCAGGATCGTCGCCAACGACGGCGTCACTATCGATGCCGCCAACATGACGGTGGTCGGCGCCACCAACACCTGACCCCCGCCCGGCACCCGCATCGGCCCGCCGCCCGCTCCCTCGCGCCAAGCGGGGGAGCGGGCGCGGCGCCGCGCCGCCACCGCTTCAGGAATCCCGCCCATGGCCCTGTCCGACGTCGCCCTGTGCGGGCGCGCGCTGATCAAGATCGGCGCGGCGCCCATCAACGGCTTCGACGACGCCACCGCCGAGGCCGAGGTCGCCGGCGCCCTGTACGGGCCGGTCCGCGACGCGCTGGTCTCGGCGCACCCGTGGCGCTTCGCCACCGCCCAGGCCGTCCTGAACCGGCTGACCGACGTGCCGGCGGCCGACTACGCCCACGCCTACCAGCTGCCGCCGGACCTGCTGCGCCTGCTCTCGGCCGGCGACGGCGGCCGCGGCCGCGGGCTCGACTACCGCGTGTCGGAGCGCCGGCTGCACTGCAACGCCGCGGCGGTCACGGTCACCTACGTGTTCCGCCCGGCGGAGGCCGACGTGCCGCCGTTCTTCGACCACGCCCTGATCGCGCGTCTGGCCGCCGAGTTCTGCATCCCGCTGACCGAGAACACCAGCCGTGCGGAGACCCTGACGAAGCTGGCCGAGGACGAGCTGCGCCGCGCCCGGCTGATCGACGCCCAGCAGGACACGCCGCGGCGGTTCGAGGACTTCACCCTGATCGAGGCCCGCTCCTGATGTCGCGCCTGCACACCCTGCAGACCAACTTCACCGCCGGCGAGGTGTCGCCGCGCCTGCTCGGCCGCGGCGACCTGCGCGCCTACGCCAACGGCGCGCGCCGGCTCGCCAACGTGTTCATCCACCCGACCGGCGGCATCGACCGCCGCGACGGGCTGTACTTCGTGGACACGCTGCCCGGCCGGGCCCGGCTGATCGCCTTCGAATTCAACACCGACCAGACCTACCTGCTCGCCGTCAACGACCGGAGCACGCGCATCTATGCCGACGGGCAGCCGGTCGCCACCCTGGCCACGCCCTGGCGCGAAGCCCAGCTTGCGCAGCTCACCTGGACGCAGAGCGCGGACACGCTGCTGGTCTGCCACCCGGACGTCGAGCCCCGCAGCATCACCCGCCACGGCACCGGCAGCTGGGCCATCGCGCCGTGGCCGATCCCGTGGACCAGCTCCGTCAACCGCCGGCCCTTTCACCGGTTCGCGGCGCCGGAGGCCAGGCTGCGGGGCAGCGCGACCCACGGGATGATCACGCTGAGCGCCGACCGGTCCGTGTTCCTGCCCGAGCATGTGGACGCCATGGTGCGGCTCAAGGGCCGGCAGTGCACCATCCGGCGCGTGGACAGCACGACGATCGCCGTGGCCGCGCTGCACCAGGACCTGCTCGACACCGGCTGGACCGAGGACTGGGACGAGTCCGCCTGGTCGCCGGCGCGCGGCTGGCCGATCTCGGCCACCTTCCACCAGGACCGGCTGGTCGTCGGCGGCTCCCGCGACCTGCCCAACCGGCTGTGGATGTCGCGCTCCGCCGACCTGTTCAACTTCGATGTCGGCACCGGCCTGGACGACGAGGCGATCACCTTCCCGATCCTGTCGGACCAGGTCAACGCGATCCGCGCGGTGTTCTCCGGCCGGCACCTGCAGGTGTTCACCTCCGGCGCGGAGTGGATGGTCAGCGGCGACCCGCTGACCCCCGCCACGGTGCAGCTGCACCGCCAGACCCGGATCGGCTCGCCGGTCGCCGCCGCCGTGCCGCCGCGCGACGTGGAAGGCGCCACCGTGTTCGTCGCACGCAACGGCCTGGAGCTGCGCGAGTTCCTGTACACCGATGCGGAGCAGGCCTACCGCGCCACCGACCTCGCCCTGCTTGCCCGCGAGATCGTCGCCGACCCGGTCGACCAGGACTACGACCGGGCCCGCCGCCTGCTGTTCCTGGTCATGGCCGACGGCACCGTCGGCGTGCTGACCGCCTACCGGGCGGAGCAGGTTACGGCCTGGACCCGGTTCGAGACCGCGGGCGCGGTCGCGGCGGTGGCCGTGGCCGGCGATGCCGTCTATCTGGCGGTCGAGCGCGACGATGCCTGGCTGCTGGAGCAGCTCGACGGCACCGTCCGGCTCGACGCCGCCATCACCGGCAGCGCCGACCCGCCCGCCGACACCTGGAGCGGGCTCGACCACCTGGAGGGCCGCAGCGTGCGCGTCCTCGCCGACGGGGTCGACCGCGGCGCGCACACGGTCGACGGCGGCGCCGTCACGCTCGGCGAGCCGGTGTCGGAGATCGCCGCGGGCCTGCCGTACACGCACACGGTCGAGCCGCTGCCGCCGTTCCTGCTCGGCCAGGGCGGCGGCAGCCAGGGCCTCGCCATGCGCCCCGTCGAGACGATCTTCCGCCTGCACGAGACCCGCGCGCTGTCCCTGGACCTGGGCCGGGGCCCGGCCGCGGTCCCGTTCGGCCGGCTGGCCGCCGGCGCCGGCTTCGACCATGTGCCGGCTCCGTTCACCGGCGACCGCCGGGTCCGCCACCTGGGCTGGACCCGCAACGCGACGGCGCCGCTGTGGCGCATCGAGCAGGACGTGCCGCTGCCCTTCTCCCTGCTGTCCGTGACAACCGAGCTCAAGGTGAACGACTGATGGCCGCCCTCGTCCCCCTCGCCACGATCGCCGTCGCCGGGCTGCAGGTCGCCCAGGCGGTGACCGCGCAGCGCCAGCAGCGCCAGCAGTACCGGATCGACTACCCGGTCCAGCAGCAGGCGTACGAGGTCCAGCGCCAGCAGGTCGCCATCGACCGGCAGGAGCTGGACGTGCAGCAGGACCGCCAGCGGACGGTCGCCTACGAGGACATGACCGACCTCGTCCGCGAGCAGGACCAGTCGGACCGGCGTCGCCGCGAGGCCCTGCGCCGCGCCGTCGCGCGCCAGCGCGCCCGCCTCGGGGCCCGCGGCATCGACGCCTCGGCCGCGTCCGGCGAGGCGCTGCTGCTCGGTCTGGTCAACGAGTCCGCCTTGCAGGCCGCCGACGAGCACGCCGACACCCGCAGCCGGTACGAGTCGGTGCAGCGCGACCTGGACCACAAGCAGCGCGTCAACCTGCTCGACCGCGGCCGCGTGGCCAACGAGGACCGGCTGGCCGCGCTCAGCCAGCAGCGCCACGCCGCGACCCGGCCGCGCACCAGCTTCGACACCGCCGGCGCCGCGCTGTCCGCGGCCCGCACCCTGGGCAGCGGGCTGCACAGCCTGCTGTAGCGCCGCACGCCTCCCGCTCCGCGTCCGCAACCGCAACTCCAGGCAACCGCCGCCATGACCGACCACATCAAGATCGGCGAACAGCCGCCGCACGTGCAGTACTACGCCGACGGCGTCCAGACCGGCTTCGACTATCCGTTCCCCGTGTTCGGCACCGACGACCTGCAGGTGTTCCTGGACAACGGCAGCATCACGGCCGGCTACGTCGTCACCGGCGCCGGGACCAGCACGGGCGGGTCTGTGCAGTTCGACACCGCGCCGGCGGCCGGCCGGGTCGTCACCCTGCGCCGCCGCGTGCCGATCCGCCGCATCACCGACTTTCTCCAGGGCGGTGCGCTGCGCGCCGACAGCTTCAACGACGAGTTCGACCGCCTGACCGCCATCGCCCAGCAGCTCAACGACGACCTGGGCCGCGCCGTGCGCGCGCCGGCGTTCGACAAGCCGGCGGTTCTGGAGCTGCCGGCCCGCGACCAGCGCGCCGGCAAGGCGCTGCTGTTCGACGCCGGGGGCAACGTGACGGTGACCGAGCTCGAGGTGGCCGCCGGGGCGGGCGACGCGTTCGAGGCCCCGGTCAGCGGCGCCGTGCCCCGGTCGCTCACCGCCAAGCTGGCCGACGTGCTGTCGGTGCGCGACTTCGGCGCCGCCGGCGACGGCCTGGCCGACGACACCCCGGCGTTCGCCGCGGCGCTGGCCGCCGCCGCCTCGGTGTACGTGCCGCCGGGCACCTACCGCGTCACCGGCACGATCACGCTGGGCCAGGGCAAGACCCTGTACGGCGCCGGCGACGGCTCGATCATCGACGCCGCCGGCACCGCCGCTCCGGTGGTCGAGATGACCGCGGGCTACGCGGGCCTGCACCACCTGCGCCTGGTCGGCGGCAGCGTCGGCGTCAAGCTGTACGGTCGCGACGACGCCTGCGTGCAGAACGCCCTGCACGACCTGACCATCCGGCAGGCCGGCACCGGGCTGCTGCTCGACGGCCACACCGATCCGGCCAGGCCGTGCTACTGGAACAACATCCGCGACGTCCTGGTCATCCAGCCGGCGGTGCACGGCGTTCACCTGACCCGCAGCGGCGCCGGCGACACGCCCAACGCCAACCGCTTCGCCAGGGTGCGCGTGTACAGCCTGGACGCCGACCTGAGCGGCAGCGGCTTCTACGTCCAGCACGGGCGCTTCAACAACGCCTTCACCGACTGCGAAGCGAACGTGGCGGCGACCGCGCACAGCTGCTTCCGGATCGGACCCGACACCGACAAGACCCTGATCGTCAACCTGTACACCGAGACGCCGGGCGAGGTGCCGAACGTCTACATCGAGGCGGGCTCGGTCGAGACCGCGATCACCAACCTGCTGTCGGCCAGCGCCGGCCCGGCGATCTGGGACTTCTCCGGCGGCGCGTACATGGCGGTCAACGCCGGCTATCCCGACAAGAACCGGCTGCTGCACACCCGGATCGCCGAGCTGGTGGTCGAGCGGTTCCGCTTCGAGACGGGCATGCTGGAGCCGGTCGGCGGCGGCCTGGTCGAGCTGGACCTGGGCGCATCGGTGTACTTCGTCAGCGCCACCGGCGGCGCGGTCGAGGCCCGCCTGCCGGCGGCCGGCGACGCCGGCGGCCGGCAGGTCACGCTCAAGAAGATTGACGCCGGCAGCGAGCCGGTCACGGTCACCGAGGCGGGCGGCCCCGGGCCCGACGGCAACGCGGTCTCCCTGGCCAGCCGCCACGACTTCGTGACGGTCGTGTCCGACGGCGCCGCCTGGCACGTCGTGGCCTCCAACCGGATGGCCGAGACCAGCCGGTCCCACGACGCCGCCGGGCTGTTCGAGCCGGACCTGACCCGCCGCGTCTACCTGATCGATGCGGCGGCGGGGACGGTCGAGGTGCGCCTGCCGGCCGCGGTGGCGCCCGACGCCGCCGGCCGCCTCGCCACCGTCAAGAAGAGCGATGCCTCGGCCAACGCCGTCACCGTCACCGAGGCCGGCGGCGCCGGGCCGGACGGCGCCACCGTCACCCTGGCCCAGCAGTACGCGTTCGTGACCGTGTTCTCCGACGGTGCCGTCTGGCACGTGGTCGGCAAGGGCTGATGCGCATGTCTTCCCCCGAGATCGAGGCGCTGCGCCGGGAGATCGCCGGGCTGCTGCCGGCGGCCATGGCGCGCGCCGTGGACAGCTACCGCGCCTTCGCCCTGGGCAGCCGCGACGAGCCCGACGAGGCGCAGGACTTCGGCCGCCATCATGCGGCGTGCCGGGCCGCGCTCAACCACCTCGACGCCCTGACCCGGCTGGCCCGCTGGGCCTCGGCCGAGCCGGAGGCGGCCGCGGCGGTCGCCGACGGCACGCTGCTCGGCATGGCCAGGGCCGCCCGCAGCGCGCTGGCCCGCCACCGCGACCATCCGGAAGACGGGCCATGATCGCGCTGACCCTGGCCGAGTTCATCGAGATCTGGAACCACGAGATCCAGGGCATGACCACGCCGGCGCACCATTACCGCATCGCCCGCTGGCTGCAGGCGTGCTGGGACGGGGGGCACCGGCAGCTGCTGCTGATGGCGTTCCGCAACAGCGGCAAGTCGACCCTGGTCGGCCTGTTCGCGGCGTGGCTGCTGCGCGGCAACCCCGACCTGCGCCTGCTGGTGCTGGCCGCCGACCTGGCGCTGGCGCAGAAGATGGTGCGCAACACCCGGCGCATCATCGAGCGCCACCCGGCGACCCCGGCCCTGCGCCCGCGCCGGCGCGACCAGTGGGCGGCGGAGCGGTTCACCGTCGAGCGGCCGGGCGAGCTGCGCGACCCGTCGATGCTGGCCCGCGGCATCCAGGCCAACCTGACCGGCAACCGCGCCGACGTGGTCATCTGCGACGACGTGGAGGTGCCGAACACCTGCGACACCGCGCTCAAGCGGGCCGACCTGCGCGCCCGGCTGGGCGAGGTCGAGTACGTGCTGTGCCCGGGCGGGCTGCAGCTCTATGTCGGCACGCCGCACACCTACTACACGATCTACGCCGACGCGGCGCGGCCGGAGGCGGGCGAGCAGGCGCCGTTCCTGGACGGCTTCACGCGGCTGGAAATCCCGCTGCTCGGCCCGGACGGCGAAAGCGCCTGGCCGGAACGGTTCGGCAACCGCTCGATCGGGCAGATCCGCCGCCATACCGGGCCGAACAAGTTCGCCAGCCAGATGCAGCTCAGGCCGGTCAACATCATCGACAGCCGCCTGGACGCCGACCGGCTGCGCCCGTACGACGGCGAGCCGGACTACCGCGAGTGCGGCGGCCGCGCCGAACTGACCCTGGAGGGGCGCCGGCTGGTCTCGGCGAGCTGCTGGTGGGACCCCGCGTTCGGCGGCCCCGGCGCGACCGGCCGGGCCGACGGCAGCGTCGTCGCCGCGGTCTACGGCGACGGCGACGGCCGCCGCTTCCTGCACCGCATCCGCTGGCTGAACCGCGACCGGCCGAGCGCTCCCGACCGGGACGACGGCGAGGACGAGGCGAGCCGCCAGTGCCGCGCCGTCGCCGCGTTCCTGGCCGAGCTGCACCTGCCGGCGGTGACGGTCGAGATCAACGGCGTCGGGCGGTTCCTGCCCGGCCTGCTGCGCCGCGCCCTGGCCCGCGCCGGGGTCGGCGCCGCGGTCACCGAGGCGGCCAGCACCACCGCCAAGGACCGGCGCATCCTGGAGGCGTTCGAGGCGCGGCTGGCCGCCGGCGCGCTGTATGCCCACCGCAGCGTCTGGGACACGCCGTTCGTGACCGAGATGCGCGAGTGGCAGCCCGGCGGGCGCAGCCGCGACGACGGCCTGGACGCGGTCGGCGGCTGCCTGCTGTCCGACCCGGTCCGCCTGGGCCGCCTGCCCCCGCCGCCGCGCGGCCCCGACTGGCGCCCCGGCGGCGGCACGTTCCGGGCGGACACGGGGTTCGACCTGTAAGCGTATCAACAATGCTTTTCAGGCGCCACGACGCCATCTATGACTACCGGCGCATGCAACGGATCCCTGCCAATGAGGCACGCACCATGACTGAGACGGAGCATTCGCCGGCGAACGACGACGTGGCGGCCATCGAGGCCTTCGTTGCGGACACGCAGTTTCGCCTGCACCAGCTGATGAAGGCGAAGGGCGTCAGCCGCGCCGAGCTGGCGGAGCGGCTGGGGGTCAGCAAGGCGCGGGTGAGCGCCATGTTCGGCGGCAACACGAACCTGACGCTGCAGACCGTCGGCCATGTCCTCCATGCCCTGGGCGAGCGCGGCGTCCTGGCCTCGCCCGCGATCGACGCACGGCTGCGGGAGCTGAAGGCCGAGGTTGCCGCGGCCGCGGCCGAGCAGGACACCGGACGGCTGGTGCCGACCGAATGACGGCCGGACCGCCGTCGACGACACGTTGACCGCACCCAATCCGCCGGCTCGCGCAGAGCCGGCGCCGCATCCGGGCCGCCCTTCGGGGCGGCCTTTTTCGTTGGCCGAGACTCCGGGAGCCCTGCCCATGGACCCGATCGTCCCCTTCGACCCGCAGTGGTGGGTCACCGCCGTCGAGCTGCCCGTGCTCGGCGGGCTGTACTGGCTGCTCTGGCGCACCCGCACCGACCTCGACGCGCGCACCGGCGACAACCGCCTGCGCACCGAGGCCGGCGACACCCGGCTGCGCGAGCGCATCGCCGACTTCAAGCTGGAGGTCGCCAAGTCGTACGCCTCGGTCGCCTCGCTGAACGACGTGGAGCGTCGGCTGGTCGCCCACCTGGTGCGCATCGAGGCCAAGCTGGACCGCCACGTCGCGGCCAACGGCGGAGACCCGGCATGACCCGGCGCCTGATCCCGGTCCGCCGCACCGCCGCGCCGGCACCCGCCGGGTCCGCCGCCGGCCGTTCGGGGCCGGACGGACCGGCCGCCGCGCCGCGCAGCCGCGCCGAGGTGCTCGATCTGTTCGCCCGCACGCTCCGGGCCGAGGCGCACGGCCGTCCGCTGCGGGCGATCGAGGCGCTGGCGGCGATGATCGTCAACCGCGCCGCCGCCGGGCGCCCCGGCCCCGCCGCGATGCCGCGGGCGGTCGCCGATGCGTGCCTGGCGCCCGGCGCCTTCGCCGCCCGGCGCGACGACGGCGCGGGCGACGCCGCCCGGGCGGCGCCGGAGGCCGACCCCCTGCTCGCCGTCTGCCGGCGCATCGCCCGCCTCGCCCTGGGCGGTGCGCTGGGCGACCCCACCGGCGGCGCGACCCGCTGCCACCCGGACGACCGGACCCCCGACTGGGCATCCGGCCGCCTGCCGGCCGCCGAGATCGGCGGCCTCGTCTTCTACACCGATACGGAGTGAGACACGATGCTTGCCCTTCCCGCCCTGCTGGCCAACATCGGCCTGCCGGTGCTGACCCGCGTGGTCGGCCGCGCCCTGCGCGGCATCGACCACCCCGCCGCCACTGCCGCCGCCGACGGCCTGGACCGCGTCGGCGGCGCGGTCGAGGGCGGCGAGATCGCGCCCGAGGCCGTGGCCGACGCCAACCGCCACATCGAGGCGATGGCCGAACTCGAGTCCGGCGACTACCGCACCACCATTCGCGAGGTGAACCGCACGATCCGCGCCGAGGTCGGCTCCGACGACGCCTACGTGCGGCGCATGCGACCGACCTTCGGATACATCATGGCGCTGACCTGGGCGGCGCAGATGGGCGCGATCGCGTGGTCGATCGTGACCGACCCCGAGGGCGCGTCGCGCGTCATCGCCGACATGGCCAACCTGTCGGTGATCTGGACGGTCGGCCTGAGCGTGCTGGGGATCTACGTGTACAAGCGGTCCGAGGAGAAGCGGTCTGCGGTCGATCCGACCGCGGGTGCCGACGGCGGACTGATCGCCGGGCTGGTGCACCGGCTGCGCGGCGCGGGCCGCTGA